GTTTTTTCATAAGCCAAAGTAGTTATGAATTTAAGCAGCTCATAAAGCATTGGGGTTCCAAAAACACAAACAAAAGCTCCACTTGATAAAGCTTTGAAAGTGATTGCATCTGTAAAATAATATACACACGCCGCACCTAATAACGAGCTACAAATGAGCATGCAAATAATTTTTACTCGCTTGCCGGGGTTCCAGCCAATAGTAATAAATCGGACAGTCATGATACTTGCAAGCATTGCAAAGAAGCCGTGTACGCCTACAAGAGTTATAATTTGGTCTAAATATTTCTCCATAATTACCTCCTATGGTAAATCTTTCTGAGTTATCACCGCACCGTTTACTCGGCTAATTGTGTAAACTTCGTGGCGGTTATTACTCTCCCTATAGCTGGCGTGAACCCAGCCTGAAGCAGGGTCTTCATCTGTATAAAATTCTAATATTAGTTTGTCAAATTCAAGGTTGTACTCACACCACTTAGCGAGAGTTAAGTTATCTACGCCCGGCACTTCAAAATCAACTGCCTCTGCCAGCGCATGTTGGCTCGTTGTTTTAGACCCTATCTTCAAGCACAGTTCCTTGCTGCGATACCAGCTTGACGGACTAAAAGGAACACCAAAGTGTAAACGCACAGGCTCAAGAATATTCTCTGCTACAGCAATAATTTTAGAAAGGTATTCGTCAGGGGGGGTGTTGTCTATGTAATTTCGTTCTGCGGTCTGAGACTTAATCGCCTCAGAAAAAGAAAAGTGTTTGGATAATTTCAATGACCGCCGCCCCACCCTTGAAGCGTTATCATTAGGGAGTCGTAAACAAAATACCCAATGCCTGATATTAGTACGATGACTGACCAACCAACAACCTGCTTCTTTACCGACTCGCGAAGCTGCTGCGCTCTATCTTCCTTAGCAATGAAGCGAGCTATAAAATCATGGTGAGATTCGTGCAGTTCGCGGTCAACAAAAGCATTTCTATTGAATGATTGGTTTACCGCTTCAGACACAATTTCAGCTACATCTTTCTTTTCTTCAGGAGTCATAAAATTTAACGGTTACCCTGTTATGGTTTTGGATGTGACGTTTTTACGCCTGCAATTCGCAGCTTCCAAGCATCAATGTCGTGATAAATCTCGTCAAGCTGGTCTGTCACTTTTCCGTATTCCTCGGTGCGCTTTTCTTCCCATGATTTTTCTGGCTCGACATAAGCCTCAACTGAATCGAGCAAGCCATCAGCAACTATCTCATCATAGTCACGGTTTCCGGCTACACAAGGGATTGATTTGCCTCCATCTTTAATTTCTGTATGTTCTTTGTTTATATATTTCATTTCTATAACCTCGCGTCAACTGCCCAATTTCCGGCAGAACCGTCTGTTTGAAGCACAGCACCTGTCCCATCTCCTGAATTTCCATCTATTATAACTGTCAACCGACACCCGTCCTCATTAATATCGTTCGCTGTTATTGAACCACCCCCAGCAGCAGTGACATCCTCTATTGCAGAGGATTGGATTTGCCAATGGTCGCCTGTAGAAAAAGTAACTGATGGGATTGCCCTTTTCCTTTTATACATGAACTGCATTTGTGCTACTGTGGTTGTGGAAAAAACACCTACAGCACCCGCAGACGAACCATTCCCAGCAGCAAAATTTGTATTGTATTCAAAGTACCTCCCAATCCTATCTAATTCCTCCTGATGACTCCGACCAATAAAAGGTAATGCAACTGCGCCTTTGTCTATTTTGATTTGGGCGAATAGCATGTTGTTGGAGGTTGAGTCTGCGTTGTTCACCTGATTAGTAGACGCATATACGCCCGACTCAGATAACCACACATCATTAGCTGATGTCATTTCACTCGTCCCTGCGTATATCGTGAAATGTATTTGAAGACCTTTACCATTTACATAGTCCCACGTTCCTGTACCGTCATTGGCGGGAAAAGTAAGCTCCGCTTTCTCCCATGTGTTAGTGGTTGTTTGAGTGTACTCTTTCGTTATTACCCTATCAGTAGTGGAACTTGAAAGCTGGACAGAGTTAATGCCCGTCTTGGTGTGCTTGTGCCAAAAAGACAGCGTAATTGCTTGTTGAGCAAAAGGAAGATAGTCGTACCCTTCTATTGTGTATTTAAAGTAAGCTCCATCACCTGCGTCAATAGTGTCAGCTATAGTGGTGCAATCTGATTTCATTGAATAGTTAGACTTATGCCCTGATTCTGCAACGGTAGGGACATCAGTAGATCGGCTAACGGTGTGCACATACGCATTAACTCCAGCCTCAATCCATTTCCACGTGTCGGCAAAATATCTTGAACCCCCATTTGTTAAACCAGCAAAGCTCGTCCCTTCCTGCCATGAGTTGAAGTCACCGTTGATTATGGGGTTTTTGTCTACATAGTTTTTGTAGTCCGGTGCTTCATCTGCTCTCATGTATGAAATGCAACGCCAGTCGGCAGAAGCATACTCATAAAGAAAGGCAATATCTCCAGCAGCGGTTAAGATGTCAGCCGCGCCAGGCAGAATTAAATTAGCAGTTGAGTGAGTTAAGGTACACGCACCATCAAACTGCAAGATAATAAAAGTCCCGATGCCTTTTGTTTTGATCGTGGCGATAGTAGTCGTGCCAGTCACATCAAACATATTACCGAATATATCAACATTAAGGTCGGTTGCGCTTGCAACGTCAGAGCCTTTTAATAACTTCAAGCCCTTGGCAAACTTCGCCATGTCAGTGCCGCCAACTTTGACATCAATCTCATCATCGGTATCGGCAGTAATGGAAGTATCACCATCGGCATCTAAAATAATCTCTAAGCCGTTATGGTCGATGATACCTGTAATGACCGTTTGTCCATCCTTATCCACGCTATCAGTCAATGCGGTTGCAATATCCGTCATTGTGTTGTTGTGGGTGGTGGAGGAAATCGTGGTTCCGCTAACCACAGGATTCCCCGCGACTAAGCTATATGTCCCGCTACCATTCCTAGCCATTAGTATACCCCGCAGTTAGTGTGTTATAATAAACAAACATGATAAAGAGACTCCTGTAATGAGAAATAAAAAACTTCAATCTATGTACAACACATGGGCAAACATGATCCAGCGTTGCGAAAACCCAAACCGTAAAGATTACAAGTATTGGGGTGGTCGAGGGATTAAGGTCTGCGAAAGATGGCGAACCATAAACCCGCGAGGAAAAGGGTTTAAAAACTTTGTTGAGGATATGGGGCAACGCCCACCACAACTAACACTTGATCGTATTGATAATAACGGTAATTACACTCCTAAAAATTGTCGTTGGGCAACTCGCAGCGAGCAATGGAAAAACTCCAGAAGTGATATAACACCAGCCGTTCTCGCTCATGCCACCAAACAAAGAGCTAGAACCCATTGCAAACGAGGTCATGAGTTCACTTCTGAAAATACTTATGTTCATAATAATACAAGAAACTGCAAAACCTGTCGCAGAGCTATGGACAGATGGCTTTACTACGATAAAAAAAGACCAATAGAAGAATTTTACTATCCTGCTGGCAAGCCTGGAAGAAAGCCGAAAAATGCTGACTAATGTTGTTATTGTTGCCCTTGTAATGCAGAAACCAAACCGCGATTTGTAATCGCCCTCATAGGATCTGTTTTTGGTTTGCCAAGCTGTTGTGCAATTGTGTTCTGAAATTTCTGCACGTTGTTCATCCCCATTTGAGTCGCAATAGCGTCAGCAGTAAATGCTGTACCTTGCATTCCTGCGGCAGTTGCTGCGCCTGCGCCTGGACCCAATGCGTCTGTTACCATTACTGATGGACCAAGAGTGCCTACACCCGACACTGGACCTTTTATAGCAAACTTGCCCATGAACCGCAGAAAGTTTTGAGGTATATCGCCTCGAACAATTTTCAGTATATTTTCTTGTTCTTCTTTCGTAAAAGACTTAAATATTTTCTTGTTGTTTGCTACCGTTCTAAACTCTTGTCTTAGCGCAGTTTCCTTGCCAGCCTGAGTGTAGTTTGCTGCTTTATTTTCAACTCGAAACCAGATGTCTTCAAGCAATTCTAGCTTCTTGTTTGTGCGCCATAAACCACGAGCCTGCTTTAGCACTTCCATCGCGGCAGGGTTACCGGAGGTGAGTTGTGTTTGTACTGTGGACTCCATAAAGTCATCAATAGTGTCAACTATGCCTCCACCGATACCTGCTTGTGCGGCGTTCTTTGGATCTGACCTTTCGGCATTACGCGCAATAATTCTTAATTGTTCCATTTGTTTCAATGACATTGGCTTCCCTTTATATGCCGCCAGCTCCTCAACAAGTCCTTGTATGGCAGGAGTGATGCGTTTGTTGTAACCTAAACTTATCAACACACCATCAATATTCTGTGCTAAATCATCGGTAGCAGCAGCATTGTAACCAGCCCCCATTGCATCAGACCGCTTATAAGCATCAGTAGCTTGCTTTTTAAACACTTCTCTTGTTTCTGCTAAGGTTTCTAGTTTCTTCGGGCGAAACCCACCACCAGCAATAGCAACACCTGTTCCTGCTAAGATACCAAGAACAGGATTATCGGTCATCTCTGTTACAGCAGATGAAGCTGCCGCAGCTGGCGCAGTGACTGCCATTTGAGTGCCGGGTGCGGTTGATAGTTGTTTGGCTATCTGTTTGCCACCTTCTGTCTTGGCAGTTTTTGCAAGTCTCAGTAATGCTGCTAACTGAGGTCCACCTGTACCCGTTGCATCGCCTGCGGCACTTATTGCCCGTTCAGTTGTCGTTTCTGGTTTCGGACCATTAAAGCTCATCAGATTCTTCACAATCTCAGATGGCATTTGATCAAACGGCTCAAATCCACCCTCACCCTCGACCATCTTGTTATAACCAGAAGTCATTAGGTCGGCGGCAGGTAACATAAAACCACCTGCAATAGCTCCAGGAGGACCAGCAATAGCACCACCAGCTAGACCCAATGCAAGGTTAGGACTTGCGCTACGAGTAAAAATACTAGCTTTCCGTAACGCTTCATCCTCAAAACTTCTGCTAGGCGTTTCGGGGCTATCTTCTACAGGAGGGATATAGTCTTGCTCTTGCGATGTGGATACTATAAAAAAATCATCACCTCTCTTTTTAAGCGTCCCTTTTTCAACAGGTGTAATTTCATCGCCCTTCTGGATAAAATACGCACCGTCTTGATTTTTCTTTAACGTCCCTTTTTCAACAGGGATAAGATTATCAGGAGGCATTAATACACATCCTCTAATTCGCCAACACCACCACCCTGAAGGTTCCGTAATCGCTCAGCCTCAACCTTGACTTTGCCACGCTGCGCTTCGATAAAGGCTTGCAACTGATATTGTTTTTCCTCTGGACTTGAATCAGGATTAACTAACGCCGCTTTCAAAGAATCACCTTCAGCCTTTGTGAATGCCGCGCCGAATGTTTGACGCAACAATGGTAATACTTCGTTATCGACAGTTGACACAAGTTTTGCCCTGTCTTTAGCTCCAACACTCGCAGGATTTTTCATCTGACGATTCCATGTATCGTTCATCTGGTCTGCCCATGTGTATGTCGCTGTTTTACCTAACCCGGTTAGTTTGTTAACAACTTCTTCAAGGTGAGGGAGCCTTGCGTTCATCTCAGCAACGGTGTTAGAAACCGATCCTATTTCTGATCCAAGAGCTTCAGCTCCTTTTGTCTTCTGCGCGATAATTGGGTTCATTACTTCTTTAACATCTGACCTCGCTTGTTCTTCACCACCAGCAACTGATGACCTATGATCGACTGTTTCTCCCGGTTTCAAAGTAACAGTTCCTCCAGGCGCAGGAGTAATCGCCCCGGTGACAGCATCACGATTCCCAAATAACCCACCTAAATTAATAGCCGGGTTTGTTCGCTTCATTGTTAAATATTCCTTTTTCTCTGCGTCAGTCATATCCTGGTAGGCTTGCCACTCGGCAATATTCGATGGCATAGACGAGGGTGTACTGGCTTTCTTCTTAGCCAAATTAATCGCTAACTGATTCGTCAGAGCCGTCTTTTGAGCCATTGGTGACTGATAGGGTTCTGGTTTAAGCGGGTCAATAGGCTCAATAAGCTCATTACTATCAGCAGGATGAGCACGTAATCTGTCTATTAATGCGTTGCTGCTGCGCTCCGTCAAAGGCGTATCATTAACACCATCGCCGTTAGTATCTCCAACGTCAAAGTCTGCTCTGCTGCGAGTCAGAATATCGTTAAGCTCACTCATTTCTAATGCTTTATTTTCTGCCTCCTGCTCCTGTAATTTTTCTCTACCTTTCTTTCCGTAATGCCCTCGCAAAATATCAGCAATACCACTTAACGGGTTGTAAGAAACGCCTGTACTTCTGTTTCTAGGGGCAGAGTAATTATCAAGCAGGGCTTGTCGGCGAGCTACGGATTTAGCGTCAAGATAAGCCATTAAGGTGCTCCCGCATAAGCCGCGCCGATACTAGCCGCGCCCTCTAATGGGTTCCAATAACCTGCCATCTGGTTCTGATAGTTCTGTTGAGCAAAGTTACCTGCCGCTAAAGTCGAATCAAATAGAGGTGCTGGCTGGACGTTCGTACCCTGATAACCCTGATAGCTGTAAGGTTGGATCTGATTGCCTGAACGTAGAGAATTAGTCTCGTTCAATGGCACGTTGCGGTCATAGGCTTGCTCTTGAATAGCGCGACCTCTGTCAGCCGTAGTTGCTGCCTGTGCGCCCTGAGCCAAGTTAGCCTGTTGAGCTTGCTGAGACATCTGAGAATCAAATAAGCCCTGTCTCTCGCCCCATTCCATACCTCGATTGGAGCGTTGCTCACCAAGTAGTCTGGATTGTTCTTGACCAGCATTAACAATCGCACCCAACCTGAAATCATTTTCTGATCGGTTCAGGTCACGGTTGTTTGTATCCCACGCACTGCCGCCACGAGTATGACCTTGCGTAATTAACTGGTTATTGGCTTGTGTTCTGCGCTCGTCAAACTCAGGTTGATACCTCTCCATTAATGCCTGAACAATTCTATCCGCGCCGCCAACAGTTGCATCATCGACACCGGACATATTGGCATTGCTTAATTGGTCCACATCACCGATCTGGCTTGCATCATACGCATCTACTTGAGGCGCACCGGATGTGTCCCAGGGAGTATTAAAGGATTCGTTGATACGACCAAGCTGGTTCTCACCTGTATCCAACATGCCCTGTTGCAGACGCTCGTTGGTGTCATAGATGTTTTGTTGGTCTGGAGAGAGGGATTGGATAATAGTAGGTTGGTCTTGGAAGCCGCCTTGATTGCCACCTCCAGAAACCACATTACCATCCCCGTCTACCCAGTAACCCTGTGTTGCTGGTGGGTTGCCTGTATAGCCACCATCATTTAAACCAGTTCCCCATGTCCCGAAATTATAAGTTCCTTGCGTACCTGGCGTACCTTCCACCCATGTAGCTTGATTAGCATCGCCGTCTGCTGATGCAGGATTGTCATACATTACCTGACCGTCTTGCACATAGCCACTACCCTGAGCAGGCGTACCCCATGAGACAGTCTGTGAACCGCCCGGTGTGTAGACATTCGGGTTGTTCATGCGTCCTTGAAGACGCGCAGTCTCTATATTATTCTCGCCCTGCTCTCTCGCCGCGCCAGCGTAATCCGGTGCAGCGGGTGCTTTGGGCTTACTGAAGAATAATATTAAGCCGCATCTGTAGAGTGAATATTCGAGCCATTGCCCAAGGTATTCTTTAATTTTAGCCATTTACATTTCTCTTTTAACATGCCGTAGACCAGCATATCATCGTCGGCTAATGCTTTACGCATGTTACCTTCGTACTCGAAACCTAGGTGAGTGTCAAAACGCCTAGCATCTTTGTTTTTCTTTGGTACAAGTCCAGTGATTCTATTACAATTTAATTGGTTAAACGGGTAATCAAAACAAGCAAATAAAAACTCTCTGTTGAGCCATCGTCTGCCCGGTATCGCAGCAACGTGCATCATAATATTAGGGTTCACATAGTGATTATAAATAACACCTGCAATTATTTCACCATCCTTAATTAATCCTAAAGCGGAGTAATCATCAAAAGGGAAATGCTCACCTTCACCAATAATACCGCTGACAAACTTTGCAATCTCCTCCTTTGGTTGGGAGACTATCACCCCACAATGCCACCAGGCTCAAATACATAGTTGGATGCTTTCAGTCGTACTTCCAGACCACTACTCGCCGTCTGCATTCTTAACGCTGCGTATTCACCTTCAGCAAAAACAGTCTGCCAGTCATCGTTAATATTTAAAGCACCACCCCATACACCCGAATCCCAAACAGCCGTATCCCAAACACCATAAGTAGTGCCAGAAAAATTCAAGGCACTTGTTGGTGGTTCATCCTTAAAATCAGAATTGCAAGCTATCAACACAGAGGGTGAGCCGTTTGAGAACATAAAAGGCTTAATAAGTTTAACGTGCTTTATCATGCCCGGTAGTTGGAAATCAGTGAAAGCCTGTTGAAGCTCAGTGTCAATGTTGTTGCCGTTATCGGAATAATTTTCCCAAAACTGTCCGACAGTCTGATTGCCGCCAAAGAAGGGCTGTCCTTTAAATATCGTCCAGCAATTCGCATTGATATTATCGAAAGTTGTCCATGCACCTGTGATGGTGTTCATGGCGTACTGTTGCTGATTCGAGCCAGTTGTTCTAGGCACATTTAAAATCAACATATTTGCCTCTGGATAAGATACTATCTGCCATCCAAAATTTGTGGAGTACAGAGCTGATGCGTCCGCTATAGCATTTTTAATATTAAACGTAATCGCAGAAGTTGCGTCAGTTTCGGAAGCTATCAACGCTTTGGACAAAGGATAAACACCCTCCTCCAGTATCAATAATGCCTCACCTCTAAATCTTAATAGTGGACGAGTGCCGATAGGTTTGCCAACAGACCAAACGCCAACAATGCCCCATGTGCTTAAGCTGGTCGGGTCTGATCCGCGATAAGCTACCACCTCACCCTCTGAGGTAATCGCGTACCAATAGTCATCAGGACCATCACCGCCGTCAAAGGTGTAAGTGCCGCCAGCAACCAAGTGACCGCCAAGTTTACATACCCCTGATAAGTCTAATTTCTCAGCCGCACCACCAACCGCATCAACAGGCAAAAACCATGCGTGTAAGGAGTTAACCTCTATCATCCATAAGCGTCTGTGATGCACCCAAGGTGCTTTCAATTTGGTAGTCGTTACTCCAGTAATTGCAGGAGATGACACGCCCGTAATTTCTATCCAACTGCTATTGTTCCAATAATACGGCGTGTCATTACCGGCATCGTTAAAGCAGCACAAATACGATGTGCCTGATGTATTGGTAAAGTTAATCGAAGACCATCTGGCATCCGCTAAAGAGGCTTGTACCGCTGCTCCTGCCGCACCTGCTGTAGTGGCATCAAAGAAGTCAGTCCCTTCCGCACAGAATAGCGTTTCAGTGCCGTCAGGTTTAACATAAGGCATCAATGATTCAACCTGCCCATTCATACCCGTCAGATGATCATTCGCGCCCTTCCTGACCATAATATCTCTGGTAGTACACCACCAGTTCTGCATGACGTTTGCGTACTGAGGCTGCATCGTTGCGGCAGAATCACGCGCATTTAAACCACCCACCGGAGCAGGCACAGTTGCCGTCCTACTCGCGCCTCGTCTCCTTGCAACCTTCAGTAGTGAAGGGTTACGCACCTAAACGCTCCAGGAACCTTGCGGGACAAATATGCCGGGTATCCGGTCAGAGCGTCCAGCATCAAGCCTGAGCTGCCTTGCAGAACCATCCCTTGCCATTGCGTTCGCCACATTCCTCTCATAGTCATCAAACTGCTGAGCGTAGTCTAATCCCTTCCTTTGATACCATCGCCACAATATGCCTAAGCTCATCAGGTCTTCATCTAACAAGCCAACATCCGTATCAGCCGCCCAAGCACTCTGGTCTGTACCGCCAGAAGCCTCACACCAGTTACTCGACTTGTACTCCAAAGCAATCGTGTCTGTTGCATTACCCGGCACTGGTGAAAAATAAATAGACTTACCTTGTATTCGATACTGTGGATACGGACCTGTGACTGGAAAGGCTTGTAGTGCCTGCCAGTCACGAGGTGCGAGTGGTCCAAGTATCGGTAGCTGAGTAGTCCTATTCCACATCGTGTTGTTCTTCATGGACTTGTAATCCGTCCCAATTAACGATGCGATAGTGCCTTGTAAAGCCGCAGCAGCCTGCGTAAACGTGGCTTCTTTCGTCATAAATGACCAGTTATACCTATTCGCCAAGTCTCGCCCTTCCCTATTAGCAATAGCCAATAATTGTATGATCTGCTTATCAGTGTTGCCGATAACAGAGGAAGGAGAGGTGATGCCGATGTCAGTGGCAACGTCCTGGAGCATAGATAAAATGGTCATTATTGGCTAATAGCCTCCGGTTGTTCCGATGCGTCAACAGGTGGTCTTGCAGCAAGTTGATACTCCAAAGCCTGTAGACGTTCGGAAAGTTTAATATTTTCTTCCTGAGCTGAGCCAAGCTCGACTTCCAGTGATGACATCTTCTCAGATACCGCACCGTGGTCTTTAGCGTTCTCAAGATACGTTGTGGCTTTGCGCTTTAGGTTTCTTGCGCCCATGCCAATCTGCTGCAAGCCCTCATCATTTGCGTTTGCCAAATCCTCAACGCTTCGGATGTTAGCCTGACGTACCATTTGAATCTCTGCCGGTGTTAGCACAGCACATTCCTCAAGTGGCATTCCGTTGATAGGTGCTTCGCGTCTTTCCTTCCAAGCATTGTAAGAGTTTTCAGAAAAGCGTAAGTAATTATCAGAAATCATGTGGTGATGGTGACGGTATTTTAAGTGGTCAAGCCACTCGCCGCACTCTTTAATCACCTGAGTTTTGTTGTCACCCATCGGTGTGATGGTGACAATTTCACAATCCTCGTAATAAATTTCAGTCTTGCCTTTAACCGTTTTCACCATGCGCTTTGCAGTGAGTGAAAAGTCAAGGTAAGGAGGGTGATCTTCAGGCTCGCTTATTGGTACTGTACTCATAATAATTCTCCAGTTATGAAGTTAGGATATGACTGATACTCAGCCGTTAGGTAATACGTTTTACATGAAACAATGACTGGATGTCATGTGATTCTGACCACACAACATCTGCAAATTTTTCAATCTTAAATTCCCACCATA